CGCGAGCTTGGTGTCGCGGTAAAAACCCTTGATATCTGTAACGCCTACCGTGATGGTGAGGACTCCGTGGGCCAGCGCGTCAAGGAGGCGTGGGAGGGAACGCAGGGGGATCCGAACAGTGCTGATGCTGGCTCCCGCCCCAAATACGCGGATTTCGGTCTGCTTTACGATTCGCTCGAAGCGGCACCTGATACTCCGATAACTCGTGAGGTCATTCCGAGCGTCATCACGGTGGTGCGCGGTGATTCCACGTGGTTGTCTCCCGAGCGCATTATCAAGGAGATCATCAACCCGAAGAACCCCGTGAGCGAATCCCGACGCAAATGGTACAACCAATCAAGCGCCCCTGAGGATGCGTTCGTCACCTCTCAGGAGTGGGACGCGAACCTGAACCCCGAACTCAAGCTCGAGAACGGGGAGCAGATTGCGATGTTCGGTGATTTCTCCCTCAACGATGATGACACCGTCATCGTCGGATGCCGAATCTCCGACGGCTTCGTCAAGATCCTCGGATTCTGGCACAAGCCCGCAGGCAAGCGCGGCGAGGAATGGCGAGTACCACGTGAATCAGTCAGCCAGGTCGTTGCTGACTCGAACAGACGCTATAACGTTGTCGGATTCTGGGGGGACCCCAGTCACGTGTTCGATTCTGAAACCGGACTGCACTACTGGGACTCGCTTTTCGACGAATGGCATCGCGAATACGGATTCCACTACTCGGTATGGGCACAACCTTCAGGCTCGCAGAAACACTCCATCAAGTTCGACATGGTCAAGCTCGATGTGCAGAAACGCTATGTGGAAGCCGTCGCTCAATCGTATGAGGACATCGCCGCTGGTGATTTCCCTCATGATGGTGACGCCAGACTCCGAAGCCACATGCTCAATGCCAGACGCCAACCTACCAGGGCAGGCATGAGCATCGCCAAAGAGCATCGCGAATCACGACGCAAAATCGACGCAGCGTTCAGCGCCATCGGAGCACGCATGGTGCGTAGAGAATTTCTCAACAAGAACCAGACCCGAGGAGGGCAGATATGGTAGCGAAATACACGGCCTTCTCATCAGCTGAAGAGGCGGAGGAAGGACTGCGCAAGCAACTGCTGCCCGCGTGGGGGGATGAGCTTCCGTCGATGAACCGCATCGACAGATGGTGGCGGTGGAATCCGAAGCCAATGCTGCTCAAGGGAACCTCGACGTGGGAGCATCGTATGCTACGGGATATGGGAGTGACTCCGTGGCTGGGTCTTGTGGTGACCACGGTCGCCCAGACTCTTTATCTCGAAGGTGTGGAGAAGCCCGGAACCGAGGACGAGACCGGTACGGTAAGCCCGCTGTGGCTTCCATGGCTGCGTTCGGGAATGCCTGAACGCCAGATCGCTCTGCACCGCAGTTCCTTGGCGTACGGCGTCTCTTATGCGAGTGCTCGAGCAGTGGAGACCGGAAGCAACGGGATCCGTGCCCAAATCGACTGCTATAGTCCACGTGAGGCGATTGCCGTCTATGAGGATCCGGAGACTGATAGGTATCCGCAGCTTTTCATGCGACATCGCACGCTGAGTCCGACGCGAGAACAGTTCGATGTGTGGGACTCCTTCAACATCTGGACGTGGGTTCGGTCAAACGGCGGTTACGAGTTCATCCAATCGGTTCCTCACATGGCGTGGGGTCCTGATGGTGAGCCGGTCTGCCCTGTTGTCAGGTACACGAATCAGATGGATTTGGAGGGCCGTACCCCTGGTGAGGTTGAGCCTTATATTCCGATTGCTCAGCGTCTGAACAAGGACAATTATGATCGTCTTCTCGCTCAGCATTTCAATTCGTGGAAGGTTCGCACTGCCACAGGATTGGACATGAGTTCTTTGAGCAACACCGAGAGAAACGACAAGAAGGTCGAGCTGCGTCAGAATGATCTGCTCGCTGGTGGACAAGGCGTTCAATTTGGCACGCTCCCTGAGACTGACCTTGGCAATATCACCGCGTCGAAGCAGGCTGATGTCGAAGAGCTTGCTGCTGTCTCTCAGACTCCTGCGACTGCTTTTGGAAAGATGGTCAACGTCGGTGACGCGGGCATCGAGGAATCGCGTGCTGGTTTCTATTCGAAGCGTAACGAGCGTCGTAAGTCTTTCGGCGTGAGTCATTTGAATCTGCTGCGTTTGTGCTCCTCCATCGAGGGTAGAGACGCTGATGTAGATGATTTCACGCTTTCCGCTCTCTGGGAGGATACGGACACACGCACCATCTCCCAAGCAGTAGATGCTCTGGGTAAGGCTGCCACATCACTTGGTGTTCCTCAGGAACTGCTGTGGGATCTGATTCCTCAGGTCAGCAAGACCACCGCGGACTCATGGCGTGAATACGCGAAGAACCATCCCAATCCCGACCAGTTGGCCGCATCGATGTACCGCGATCAGCTTTCAGGAGGCATAGAGAATGGCGCAGACCAGTAAGGGCGCGCTGCTCACCGACGCTCACCGCAGGGGACAAGTTCGTACCGCGATCACGGCAGACAGTCAGGCGCGGCGTGCATGGGACTCTCTCGACCTGCAGAATCTTGATGCAACGCAGCCCGTCTGGAAGAACACGGTTCTTGATCTGCTTTCACGCTGGTACAGGATCAGCGCGCAGCAGGCCGCTGACTACCTACCCCAATTCCGCAAGGCGGAAACCGGTGACCTCGATGGTTTCGAAGTCATGGTGCCCAAATTCAACCGGAAGAAGGTCGGGAAGTCTATCGACTGGTTCGGTTCCACCAACGTCAAATGGCATCTCAACAGTGATCTGACGCAGCGCGCTGCCTATGAAGCAGCGCGAAGAATCTTCCTCGGGGCCTTCCACGAGGCTGTGCTCGCCGGTGGTCGCGATACCATCAAAGCGACTGGCAAGAAAGATTCGAGGGTGGTGGGTTGGCGCAGGGTTTCCGATGGTCACCCTTGCGCTTTCTGCGCCATGCTGGTCAGCCGCGGCCCCGCCTACACCAGTGAGGCGAAAGCTCTGAGCCGGCAGGGCAGCTCTGACCCCTACCACCCGCACTGCGGGTGCACGGTCGAGCTCGTGTACGGCGATTGGAAGCCAACCGAACAAGAGCAGCAATGGGTCGACAACTATTATCGTGCGGCTGAATCACTGCCGGGAAAGACGCCTCGCACCGCGCAGGACATTCTTCCGATCATGCGGCGTCAAGGTATTTTCAGTGACTCGCCTGTCAGCCCATGACGCTGATGAATGGTGAACCCAGGAATGCAGGCGGCGTCAACTTTTAAGCCCTGAGAGCGAGCAGCTACCAGGCTTTTCATACCCGAAATTCTTACTCTCGCACAAAACCAATCGAAGCCATCCGGTAGTACCGGGTGGCTTCTTTCATATCCGCCGAGGCGACGGAGAAAAGAGAAAACCATGGAAGAAAACACAGAGAATCCCGAACCGGAAAACACTCAGAACGAACCAGCCACGCCCCCCGATCCTGATACTGAAAAGAAGGCTCCGTGGGAGGAGTCAGGAGAGGAATTCAATGCTGAGAAGGCGTGGAACCTCATTCAGAACCTCCGCTCGGATCGTGAATCCCTGAAGAAGGAACGTGATGAGGCTGCCGGCAAGGTCAAGAGCATCGAGGATGAGAAGCTCACCGAGCTTGAACGCACCCAACGCGATCTCGAGGAGACGCGCGCCCAGTTCGCGGAACTCACGCAGGCCAACGCTTTGAACGCGGCGCTCGCTGACCATCCGGAACTGTCCAAAGAAGATTTCGACCTCATCAAGGGATCCACTCCCGAGGAGGTCGCAGATAAGGCCGCCAAGCTGGCGGCACGCTACGCAAGCCAGGCGCAGGCGCAAGCGAAGAACAACAATCCCGTCGCGGCATTGAATCCGCTGCTGCGGGCAGATCCACGAGGCGGAACTGCTCCCAACACGACTAAAAGTCATGATTGGTTGCGCGACGCGCTCGCACAAAAGTAAGGAATTGATATGGCAGAAGAGAATTTCGCTTCCGCGATTAACCGCGCCGACCTTGGTACGGCGCTTATCCCAGACGAGCAGTCGCAGGAGATCATCGCTGCGATGCCACAGGCCAGCGTGCTGCTGACCCGCGCGAAGAAGATGACAATGAGCTCCAAGAAGAAGACCCAGCCAGTGCTGGCGACTGCCCCTGATGCTTACTGGGTTAATGAAGGAGGCCTCAAGCAGACATCAAAGTCCGGTTGGGAGAACGTGAACATCACGGCGGAGGAGCTCGCAGTGCTCGTCCCGATCCCGGATTCCGTCCGCGATGATTCGAAGATTAACCTGTGGGGAACCATGAAGCCTCTCATCGCGGAATCCTTCGGCAAGAAGGTGGATGGAGCCGGCATCTTCGGTGAAGATAAGCCGTCGACATGGGGTACCGATCTGCTTGCAGGCGCGACCGCGGCAGGCAACGTCATCACTGGCGGAACAGGCAAGGACACCGCAGCCGATGTGGCTCTCCTAGGCAAGAAGATTGCTGAGGAAGGTTTCGCCGTCAATGGTTTCGCCTCCAAGCCCGGTCTCAACTGGGAACTCGTCGGATTACGTGACGCGAACGGCCAGCCCATCTACACCCCGTCTGTGGCAGCCGGTTCCCCCAGCTCTCTCTACGGATACCCTCTCAACGAGGTTCTGAACGGCGCATGGGATTCTACGAAGGCAACTTTGTTGGCTGCTGATTGGTCGAAGCTGGTAGTTGGTATTCGTCAGGACATCACCTATCAGATCTTTGACCAGGGCGTCATTTCCGATACCGATGGCAAGGTCATCTACAATGCGATGCAGCAGGATTCGCAGATCATGCGAGTCGTCATGCGTATCGGTTTCGCCGTCGCCAACCCGATGACGCGCACGGTTGCGAAGGGCTCGCAGTATCCTGCGGGCTTCGTCATTCCGAAGGCTGCGTGATCGCATGGCAAAGCAGATTATCTTCGTCACCGCCGATAAAGCAGAAGGTCAGGATGTTGCGGAAGTAGCCGTATTTGATGCTGAAGGTTCACCTGTATCCATGAGTGGGCTTGGAGGCATCAAGAAGATTGCTGCTATCGCTGATGTGGCTGCGGATGCTGATGCAGCTGCCATCACAACTGCGTTCAATGGGTTGCTCGCTGGATTGCGAACAGCCGGAATCGTGGCCGAAGCCTGATTCGAGAGGAGGTGAATGATGGCCACTACTAAACCCTCATTCGCCGAACCGGAAGATCTCGCCGAATGGCTTGGCGAGATCATCGAAGAGAATTCAGCGGATTGGAAGCGCGCGATCCGCTGCCTGCGCCTGGCATCGAGCCAGATACGCAGGCAGACAGGACGCGACTGGATCAAACCCGATTCTGTGCCGCCAGCACTGTTGGATGACGTTCCCGAGGATCTCGAGGACATCGCGTGCGCGGCGGCTGGACGTTTCTACACGAATCCGGATTCGGAGATCTCGTGGAACTCGCAGATCGATGATGGGTTGGACGGCGGTTCGCGCAAGGTCGACGAGACCGGAGTATACCTCACCGCCAGCGAGAAAGCGGTGCTCGATGATCTCGTTTCCGCCGAGTCGGAAACGATCGGTGGAATCGGTGTCATCGGCACCACCCGTAACGAGCTGTCCAGTCTCGACATGAGCCGCGAATGGTTCGACGGAGAGGACTTTCTTCATATGAGGGTGACGGGATGAGACGATTCAGAAAAGCGAACATTAGCCGCTTGCGCGGTTTCGCGGAATCCCTCATGGCCGACACCTGCACGGTGACGCATCCAGGCCGCGGCACCACGGACCCAGTGACGGGGCATTACGACCCCGATGCTGGGAACCCGGTGTACAAGGGCAAATGCAAGATGCAGTCGCATGGCGGCATCGGTGCCGAGAACACGAGTCTGGGTTCCACCGTCGTATCCACGATGATGCGCGTCGATTTCCCTATTGGGACCACCGGTTTGAGCGTCAACGACATCGTGACCATCACCGATTCCGATGATGTCACGCTGTTGGGGGCTCATTTTCGGCTGGTTTCGCAGGAGTCGCGCAAAACGTT